GCGATCGGCAACATCGCGTCGGACTGGTACACGGACGTGGTTGCGCCCAGCTTCAACGGCGCCGCGATCACCGCGCTGGTGACGGAAGCCGAGCGCCGGTATACCGCAGCGATCAGCCAGGACATGCACGTCTACGCCGGTTATTCCGGCAGCTACAGCGCTTCGACCACTTTCGGGTCCAATTACAACGCGAAGACCCTCAGCGTCATCGCGGCGAACGGCAGCCCCAGCCCGCCCTGGATCTGGGCGGCCGTCGCCGGCGCCGTCGGCGCCTTCCAGCTGACCAACGACCCCGCCCGCCAGCTACGCACTTTGGCGCTGCCCGGCGTGCTGCCGCCCGTCCCCAGCAACCGGTTCATCGATAGCGAGCGTGACGGCCTGCTGCGGGCCGGCATGTCGACCTTCACTGTCGGGCTGGACGGCACGGTGGCGATCGAGCGGATGATCACCACCTATCGTTCCACCAGCGCCGGCGCTGCCGACACGGCCTGGCTGGACATCATGTCCAGCAAGACGCTGTCCCGCATCCGCTACGATTGGCGGCAATACGTGCGGCTGACCTACCCGCGCGCCAAGCTGGCGGCCGATGGCAGCATTGCGGCCGAAACCGACCCCAGCGTGATCACGCCGCGCGCCATGGCGAATGCCTGGGCGGCGCGCTGCAAGGTCTACGCAGCTTATGGGTGGATTCAGAATGAGCAGATCACCATCCCGCAGGCGGTGTTTCAGATCTCAACCACTGATCCCAACCGGATGGATGGGCGCCTGGTGATTCAAATCATGGGCAACCTGATGGTGTTCGCTGCCGCCCTCGAATTCACTCGCTAAGGAGCGCCACACATGCAGGTTCTAGGCATCGTTACCCTGCGCTGGAATGGTGAGACGCTGCCGGTGGAAACCGGCGCCAGCGTCAAGCTGGGCGGCATCATGCAGGAAGCCATCGTCTACGGCCGCCAAGTCGGCCGCGCCGGGAAGTTCGAGGCATCCGAAATCACCGCCACCATGCCGCTGACGCGCGGCCGGTCCATGGCCAATCTGCTGGCCGTGCTGGAAGCGGAGCTGCAGATCACCTGCGACACCGGCCAGTCCTATGTCTTCCCCGCCGCGTTCCTGACCGACCGGCCGACCGTGACCGGCGGCGAAGGCGGCAAGATCGAGCTGAAGTGGTCCGCGGGCGACTTCACGGAGATCCTGAATGGCTGATATCGCACCCGCCGGGGATACCGTCATCGTCCTGGACGATGACGCGCCGGCCGCCGCCGCCGAGCCTGCGGTGACGATCGACGATAGCAGCGCCGTTGCCTCCGCCCTGCCGCCGGGCGCCGAGCTGCTGGCCGGCGGCGCGGTGCGCCTGCCGCTGGCCTATCCGGTCACTGTCAGCTTCCGCTCCGCCCGTACCGGAGAGGTGACGAAAGAGACCACGGTCGAGCTGGTGCTGCACCGGCTGAACGGCGCCGCCGTGCGCGCCATCCAGGCCGCCAGCGAAGGCAACGTGATTGTGGTTTCGCTGGCGCAGGCGATGCGGCTGTCGGAAGCCAAGGTCGGGCCGCTGCTGGACCGGATGGATGCGGCCGACTTGGCCGCCGCTTCGGACGTCATCGCCGGTTTTTTGGGGAATGGCCGCAAGACTGGCCGGTAAGGCTGGCCGGGCTGGCGCATCACTACCACTGGTCCCGAGCTGAGCTGGAAGCACTGACCGCAGCCGATCTGCGGTTCTGGCACGACGCCGCGGGCGAATACTGGAAGCGGGCAAAGGAGGGCTGAGCATGGCCGCGAACCGGGACATGACCGCCAGCCTGATCCTCCGCCTGGTGGACCGCATCAGTGCGCCGCTGGCCGGGTTGCGCACCAAGCTGTCCGGCCTGGGCACCGCGGCGCGCCGGGTGGGCCTGGGCTTTGGCGTGCTGGCCGGCCTTTCCTTTCTCGGTCCGCTGCAACAGGCGGCGGCATTCGAAGACAGCCTGCGCCAGAACGCCATCACCGCCGGGCAATCGGGCAAGGCGGCTGAGGATATGATTGCCACCACGGCGCGCGCCTATCAGGGCCTGGCGCTGCGCACCGGCCAGATGTCCACCGACATCGCCAAGGCGGCCGGGGCGCTGTTCGCCGCCAACCTGCCGCAAGACCTGATCGACCAGTTTTTGCCGGTGCTGGCGAAGACGGCCACGGCCACGGCCGCGACCCTGGAAGACCTGTCCAGCACCGCGATCGCGCTGAACCAGAACCTGGGGATCTCGGGGCCGCAGCAGATGGCGGACGCCTTCGGCGCGCTGGTTGTGGCAAGCAAGGAAGGCCGGTTCGAGCTGCGCGACATGGCGCGCGAGTTTCCGATGCTGACCGCCAGCGTGGCCAACCTGGGGCTGAAGGGGCGCGATGCGGTCAACAGCCTGGGCGCGATGCTGCAAGTCGCGCGGCGCGGCGCGGGATCGTCCAGCGAAGCGGCGAACAACCTGGCCAACTTCCTGCAAAAAATCACGTCACCGGAGGCGGTGCGGAACTTCGCTACGGCCGGCGTGGACCTGAAGCGGGTGCTGGCCGATGCCGCCAAGAAGGGGCTGAACCCGGTCGAGACGGTGATCGAGAAGATCAGGGGGATTGCCAAGGGCGACCAGTTCAAGCTTGGCGCGCTATTCCAGGACACCCAGGTCCTTAACTTCCTGAAAGCCGCGATCCCGAACACGGCGGAGTATATCCGCATCCTGCAGGTCGCGAAAAAGGCATCTGACAGCGTGGTGGGTGTCGACTTCGAGACGCGGTCGAAGGGTCAGCTGATCCAGCTGAAGATCATCGAGGAGCGGCTGACGCAGATCGGCCGGCGCATGCAGACCGCCTTCGGCGCGGCGCTGCTGGACCCGCTTTCGACGGTACTGGGTAAAGTCCAGGACGGTATCGCGCGGCTGGATACGGCCTTTCCCGGCCTGCTGGAATCGATGGCCGGCGGCGGCGCGGTGATCGCCGCGGTGGCGGGTGGGCTGGGGCTGCTGGGCTTGGCTGCGGCGGGCGTATCGTCCGGCCTGGCGGTCCTCGGCGGCGCCTTCGCGCTGCTGGCCTCGCCCATCGGCATCGCGGTGGCCGGCGCCGTGCTGTTCACGGCTGCGGCGGCCAAGATCATCGCCAGCTGGGGGCAGATCGTGCCGTATCTGCGCGGCTGGGGGCAGCAGATGCAGCAGGTGCTGGAAGCCTTCAGCTTGTGGCTGGATGGCTGGACCCGCCGCATCGGCGACGCGACGGTCGGCGCCATCCGCGACGCCTGGGGCGGACTCGGCACCTGGTTTGACGGCTTGCTGTCCGGCATCGGCGCGCGGTTCGACGCGCTGATCGCCCGCGTGACCGGCGCGCTGGACCGGCTGAAATCATTGCTGCCATCCATCCCTTCGGCGCCGGGCGTGCCGGCCGCACCTGGTGCGCCTGCCGCGCCTGCCGCGCCGCGGCGTGACGGCAAGATGGGCCCGGGCGGCTTCTACGGCCCGGCCAGCTTTCAGCAGGGGCAGGCGCCGGTCACCGGCCGCATCGTCGTGGAAGCCGCGCCCGGCACCCGCGTTCGCACCGCCGATGCCGCCGGCGTGGTGCTGGCGCCGATCAACCGCGGCATGATGCTGGGGACCGCCTAATGCCCGCCTGGGAAAGCCTGCTGGATAGCATTTTCCCCGCCAGCTTCCGCGGCGTGCCGTTCTGGGTGCAAGAAACCCAGCGCGAAACCGGCCGCCGCGTCGAACGCTTCTTCTTCCCCGGCGCCGATGCGTCCGGCTGGGAAGACCTCGGCGCGCTGCGGGGCAACATCACTTGCCAGGGCATCGTCATTGGCGATGACTGGATCGGCCAGCTGCAGGACCTGGAAGCCGCCTTCGCGCAGCCGGGCCCGGGCACGCTGGTGCATCCGCGCCTGGGCACGCTGGAGGTGGTGCTGGCGGAGCCGGCGACCACGTCGATCACCGAGGCCGAGCTGCGGGTCGGGCGCTTCACCGCCATCTTTGTCCCCTATGATCCGCCCGAGCCGCCGCTGCTGGACCCGCTGTCCCAGGCGCTGGCCGCGGTGCGGGGCGTCCGCAACCAGGTCACCGCCTATCTGGGCCAGGTGCTGGCGCCGGTGCGGCTGACCGTTGCCGCCATCACCGCCTTCGCCAGCTTCGGCGCGCAGCTCGGCAGCATCCTCGGCACGCTGGTCGCCACCGCACGCGGCGGCACCGGGCTGCTGCCGGTGCTGGCGGCACCATTCCAGAACCTCGGTTCAATCGGCAGCCTGCCGCCGACGCCGGCCTTTGCGCCGGGCGTGGCGATGGCGCTGGCCGGGTGCGGCAATGCCATCGCCCTGGCAGCGGTGCTGCCGCCGACCGCAGCGATTGGCGTGCCGGCGAACAGCACCGCGTTGATCGACACCCGCGCCGCCGGGCAGCTGCTGCTGACGATGGCCGCCGCTATGCCCGAATCCCCTGCCGCCGCGGCGGTGGCCGCCCGGGCGCTGACGCTGGCGAGCGCGGCGGCGGTGATCACCAGCATCCCGTTCGAATCGCAGCAGGAAGCCCAGGGCTGGCTTGGCAGCCTGGATACCGCCATCGCCTCGGCCATGCGCGCCACGGTGCTGGCGGGGCCGGAGGCGGGCCAGGTGTGGCAGGCGCTGGCGACGCTGCGGGCGGCGGTGGCGCGGGATCTGCAATCCCTGCTGGGGCGGCTGCCGGCTGTGGTGGTGCTGACCGTGCCGGGCCCGACGCAGGCCTGGGCAGTGGCGACGCATCTGGCCGGCGATAACCCGGCCGCCATCGTCGGCGTGTATCGTGACCTGGTCGCGCGCAACCGGCTGCGGCATCCGGCGGTGATCGCTGGTGGAACCGGCCTGGAACGGTTGGCGTCGTGAAGCAGCAGGACCGCTGCGCTGTCATCGTGGCCGGCATAACCGTGGCCGCCTGGACCGAGATTGAGATCACCCGCGACCTGTCGGAGCTGAGCGGCAGCTTCACGCTGCGGGGCCTGGACTTCGCCCGGCTGGCGGCGGCGCTGGGGCAGCCGCAGGCCGCGCCGGCCGCCGTGCTGCAGGCCGGCGATGCCGTGCAGATCAGCCTGGATGGGGAGCTGGTGCTGGACGGGTATGTGGACCGCCTCTCCCTGCGCGCCGATGCCGGCGGGCTGATGGTCGAGCTGACGGGGCGTGACAAGGCCGGGGACCTGGTGGATTGCGCCGCCGCACCCGATGGGCCGGTGGAATACCGGTCCCAGACCCTGACGCAGATTGGCAATGCGCTGGCCCGGCCGTTCGGGCTGACCGTGACGGCGGATGCCGATGTCGGGCCGCCTTTGGCGCTGTTCGGGCTGGATGCCAGCGAGACCGCCGCCGCAGCACTGGCCCGCGCCGCCCGGCAGCGCGGGCTGCTGCTGGTATCGGATGGTGTCGGCGGGCTGCGGCTCACGTCCGGCGGGCAGGGTGGCATCCCGGCGGCGGCGGCGCTGCGGTTCGGGGAGAATATCCTGCTGGTCGACGCGGTGCTGAGCTGGGAAGAACGCTACTCCGCCGTCTGGGTAAAGGGGCAATCCGCCGCCGCCTGGTTGGCCTATGACGGCGTGCAGCCGATCGGGCCGGACGCAACGCCCGGCACCACCGCGCCGATCGCCGCCACGCCGGATGCGGCGGCCACCCGCACGGCCCGGTCCCGCGTGGCGCTGGGCGCGCAGGCGGAAGACCCGGAGATCACCCGCTATCGGCCGCGGGTCCTGCTGTCTGAAACGCAGGCCGGCGGCGCCACGGCCGCGACGCAAGCGGCCTGGGCGGTGCGCGTGGCGCGCAGCGCGGGGCGGACCGCCACCTATACGGTGGCCGATTGGCGGGCCGGCCCGGCGCGGGAGCTGTGGCGGCCGAACACCATCGTCACGGTCGATGACCCCTACACCGGCCTGACCGAGGAGATGCTGCTGGCCGGCCTGACCTATCAGTGGACGCCCGCCGGTGCCCGAACGGGCCTGCGGGTGATCGGCCGGCACGCGCTGGACCTGGTGGCGGAAACCGAGGCGCCGCGCCCGCAGCTGACCGGCCGCGCCGCGCCGCGGCGGGCGCCGGTGGTGCGCGGCGGCGCATCGCCGCGGGCGCTGGACGGCACCGCCTATCCTCTCACCGCCGGATAAGAGGGCTTTTAGCGATGCCTCAGACATCTTTCGCGATCCGTGGCGTGGTGCTGGCGGTGAACGATTCCGGCGCGGTGCAGACCGTGGATGTGGAAACGCACCCCGGCGTGGTGCGCAGCCAGGTCCCGGTGCTGGCGCCCTATGGGTTTTCGGCTGTTCCCGCCGCCGGCAGCGTGGTGATCCTGCTGCCGATGGGCGGCGATGCCGGAGACCTGGTGGCGATGCCGGCCAGCCTGCCCGGCGGGCGCCAGGGCAGCGGCGCGGCCGGCGAAGTGGCGTTGGCCGATGCCCAGGGCAACCGGGTGATCATTCGTGCCGGCGGCATCGTCGAAGTGCACGCCGCGACGAAAATCAAGCTGGTGGCGCCAGTGGTCGAGATCACGGGAGACGTCACGGTCACCGGCACGCTGACCGCGCAGACGGTGCAGGACGCGACCGGGTCCATGGCCACGATCCGCACGCAATTTAACGCGCACCGGCACGGCACCGGCCCGGGCCCGACCCCGCCGATGACCTGACGCCCGCGGCTGCGGGCATAGAGGCGCATTCCCGCGCGCGCGAAGATGCGCGCGATGCCAACCGATATCGCGCTTGCCTGGGATGCCAGCAGCCGCCGCTTCGACGTGGCGGTGACCAATGGCGATCTCGTCCTGGATGCCACGACGCTGACGCCGATGGCGCTGGCCGTGTTGCAGGACCGCCGCGCCCGGCCCGACGATACCCTGCCCGCCGAAGCGATGGACGCGACCGCGCCGCCATCCCTGCGGCTGCGGCGCGGGACGGCGCTGGATGCGGTGACCGTGATGCCGGCCGGGTCCCGGCTGTGGCTGCTGCAGCGGGCCAAGGCCAGCGAGGGCACCCGGCTGCTGGCGATCGAAGCCGCGCGGGAGTCGCTGGCCGATATCGGCGCGACCTATGCGCGCCCCGTGACCGTCGAAGCCGCCTACGGCCCGGTGGACCGGCTAAACCTGACCTGCCGCCTGGGCGAGATCGC